GCTCAGGTATTTCTTTTTCTTTGGCATCGTTCACCTGGTGTTTGCAGTCCTGGCTATCTCCTGGCTCCCTCAAACTCTGTCACCCTACAGGCTGTCATCTTCACCTCTCGGATCTCACCGTCTGGCATTGCCACAACGAACCTCGGAGATCCGATTATCGGCTTGAAGGTCTCAATCACCACGCCCTCATAGGTCTTTTCATAGTCCTTTGGGTCTGCCATCGGGTCACTCTCATGGGCTAACATATAGCCGCCCTGGTTGAACTCAGTCCATTTTACTTTCTTCACTTTCATAGCTCAAATCCTTTAGTTATATCTGGTAAATCAAGCGTTTGCCCCTTACATTCGTGGGTGCAATCGTCAAGATACTTTATTTTGCCGTCAGTCACGAAAGAATGGCAGTAGGTACGTTTACCCCTCCATGTGCTTTCAACGGCCACAGACGGCCTTATAGTAGGCTTTTCAAGGTCATTATTGAACTGCCACACAGGAAACTCGTCACGTGGATCTGTGCCTATCTCATGCGGTTTCTTGCAAGCAGGGCAAATGAAGTAGTAAAGCCCTGTGTTCTGTAATCGTCTCATCTTTGCCATATCGCCTACTCTGCCTGTCCGAACATATCCAGTTTGTTAAACTCCCTTTGCTGTTCCATCTGTTGCTCCATCTTTTCCTGTTGCTCTTCCTTGATCAGCTCTGCCTCTTTCTTGGCATCCTTGATCAGGTAGGACAGTTCAAGCATAGTCTGTGTGCTCATACCACCAGCACCGTACTGTTTCAGCACGTCAGCCAGGGTCTCGCTCACATCGTCACCAAACGGCTCCTGGAACTCATGGCCTAACAGCATCGTGTCATACTCGCTCTTGTGGGCATAGTCCAGGACGTTGCCCATTATGGCCATCATCAAAGAGGCATGGCGATTCATGTAGCCGTCATGGGTCTCTTTGCGCTTCTCGGCCTTGATCACTGCCAGGAGCATCACCTTGCGTATCGCCTTGGCTGAAAGGTTGCCCAGGCTCTTCATGTTGTCGAAGTCAATGTTGGGCGTGAAGGATTTACTCAGTATATGCTTATCCAGACGCTCATACTCATTGGCCTTGCTCTGGCTTGCCTGATCCCAGGTAAGGTACTCAACCTTGCCACCGTTCTTTAGGATATACAGCTTGGCCTCTTCCTCTGCCTTTGGCAGTGCGTTAAGGATCTCAGCCGTTGCCACCATAGCAGGGTTGGCAAAGCGGTCGTTCACATCGGCATCGGTAGAAGTAAGTGCCTCTGATCGCTCGATCATCTGTTGCACACCGTCATGCTCCACCTCTTGCTCAAACAGCAGCACAGGGATCTTTCCTATCGGGTTGGGCGTTACAAGCACCTCCCAGCCGATATTGGCACGTTTAGCCCTGTAGATCGTATCGCGTGTGTAAATATCCACGTGGTACATCGTATTGTTGCCCGATTCAGTCAGGTAGTAGCCCCAGGCAAAGGCCGTCAGCCGCTTGTACTGATCCTTGATAATGTAAATATCATCGTTGTTTTTCTTGCACAGCACATTCAGCAGCAGCTTAGGCTTGTTCTCAATGGAATCCCTGTAAACATGGTAGAGCAAAGCCGCCCTACCCTCAGCACCAGCGGCACGTTTGGCCTCTCGCACGTGGGCGTTGAAGCGTATCTCTTCCATTAGTTTCAGGTAGTTCTGATAGCCGTAATCAGTACCCTCGGAAAGCTGGCTCCATTTCACAGGACGGCCATAGAGGAATACCAGGGCAATCTCATTGATGAATGGCTGATACGGAATGGGGATCTTCCACCGCTTGCTCCATCGGAGAAAGTTGCCTTTCTTGTCATAAACGGCACGATCCTGTCTCTCATTGATGGTGTGGGTTTTCACATCATACTCTCGCAGGTTGTTTGCAGCCTCCTGAGAGCAGTCGTGCATCATACTCAATGCCCTGGAAACATCGTGTGATCCCAGCAGCTCAGTGAAAGTCTGTTGGTAGCCGATGGCCGCTTTCACCTCATTCTTGATTGTGTTGAATAAACTCATAATTCGTTGTTTGTTAAACAGCAATTCCTA